TTCATGGGCGGACTCGACATCACTGCCGACTGTCTGCACATCCGCTACTCGTCGTGGCCCGGCGACCCTCACGGGCATGGGCCGATGGAGGCGCTCGTCTCGAACCTCGTCGGCGCGACCGCACTCGAGCGATACCAGGCCGGGCTCGCCCATCGCGGCGGCATCCCCTGGGGCGTGCTCACTGCGCCGGGCAACCTGTCGCAGCAGCAAGCGACGGCACTGCGCGAAGGGTTCGTCGCCGCTCGCCTGTCCGCGAATGGTGCGCCAGCGATCATGTCCGGCGGCGTCACGCTCGCGCCGTTCACGATCACCCCGAAGGACATGGCATTGCTCGAGCTAAGGCAGTTCGACGAAGCGCGCATCGCCACACTGCTGTCGGTCCCGCCGACTCTGCTCGGCCTGCCCTCCGGTGACTCGATGACGTACCGCAACGTCGAAGGGATCTACGACTTTCACTGGCGCGCCTACCTCCGACCGAAGGCGGCGGCGATCATGGAGGCGATCTCGAACTGGACAACGGCGTCGACACAGACCGTGCAGCTCAACCGCGACGAGTACGTCCGGCCCGCCGTCGCAGAGCGCGTGCAAGGTTGGTCGACGCTGTTCAACATCTTCGACCCGGCGACCGGCGAGCGTGCGATCACGATCCCCGAGATTCGTGCCGCCGAGAAGCTGGGGTCAGTGACGCAGCCGCACGAGACTTCGATCGCCGCGACGGCATGAACAACACCGATCAGAGCGACCTCATCGCTCAAGCGCTCGGAGGAGTCGTCGAGCTCGGCCCCGACACAGCCAGGGCCATCGAGCTCGGTGATGCAGTGTCTCGGTACGTCGGATCGCGACCGGCTGCTGCCCGCCCGTCGGCCGACCCCGGCGTGCTCGAGACACTGCGCTCGATGAGTGCGGGCGTGATCCGACCGGGCGACATCCTCATCGTCGGCGCAGGCGACCGGCTCACAATGCAGCAAGCGCACGACCTACGCGAAACGCTGCTCGTCAAGCTGCCCGGCATCGGTGACGTCGTCGTGTTGGGCGGAACCGTCGAAGGGATCTACCGAGGAGAACCGACATGACTCAGCAGCTGTTCATTCGCGCTTACCCGACGACGCTCGAGATCGCAGACAAGCGCACGCTGTCGGGTCGTCTCGTGCCGTACAACGAGCCAGCCAACGTGCTCGACGAACTGCCCGGCGGCAAGCGCGACATCTATCAGGAAGGGTTCCGGCCCGGCGCGTTCGCACCGCAGGCCAACTCGACCAACCAAGGCGTCATCGCCAAGATCGGATTCGTCCACACACACGTCGGTGGGCTCGGCTACATGGGCACCTTCACCGGACTCAAGGAGCGAGCGGACGGGCTCTACGGCAACGTGCGCGTGATGCCGACGAAGGCGGCCGACCTCGAAGCGCTGCTCGAGTCCGGCGTGCGCGAGCTGTCCGTCGAGTTCCATCTCCCGCGAGGCTCCAACACCGAGGTCGACGCCGCGGGCATCCGTTGGCGCACGCACGCTCATCTCGTGCAAGTCGCACTCGAAGCCAAGGGCGCATACTCCAGCGCGCAGGTGCTCGCGTTCCGCTCCGAGATGGAGCAAGAGGACAAGGAGCAAGCTGAGGCCGAGGCCGCCGCAGAGGCGGAGCGCAAGGCCACCGAGGAGGCCGAAAGCGCCGACGAGGCGACCAAGCGCGAGGAGCACGAGCGTGCAGAGCGCGAAGCCGAAGAGCGCGAAACGCGCCGCCGCCTGTGGGACGAGCTGAGCTCTCGAGTCGATTCCGATGTGATGAAGCAGGAGCAGCTCGTGCGCGAGTTCGGCATCACCAAGCCCGGCGGATTCCGTCGACCTACTTGATAGACGTCTGTCAGCTCGTTACCCTCCCGCCTCAGCAGAGGAGACAGCCCCGCCTCACCGCATCGAAGACGTACGCGTTCGCCATCGCAAGGCCCGCCCGCTCGGAGTGAGTGACCGACCTGCCCGATGTCCCCACAGATGGACGACCTGTCCACTTCACTCGGAGGCATTCATGGCACACGCACTCATCACGGACTACGTCGGAGAGCGAGACAAGCTCGTCAACACCGTCAACGTCCTCAAGCAGAACGCGCTCAACAACAACACCGACCCGACCGAGCTCGACCTCGAGACGATGAAGAAGGCCTACGCCCGCATCGACAAGCTCGACGAGCTCATCAAGATCATCGGTGAAGACCGCGACATGGACGACGACACGCGGGACAAGCTCCTGCGCTCGACGCCCGTCTCGACCGGCCTCGCCAAGTACCGCTCCGGCGGCGAGATGGTATGGGACTGCCTGCACGCCAACTTCGGCAGCAGCCACGACCACGACGACCAGGAAGCCCGCAACCGCTGGGAAGGCGTGATGAAGCGCGCTGCTCAGCACATGGGCACCGACGCCGCAGTGACCACGCCGGTCGCCGGTGGCTTCGGCGGGCTCTACGTCGCGCCGGTCGTCGGCCCGGTCATCGACCTCTCGCCCACCGGGCAGCCGTTCCTCACGGCGATGGGCAAGCAGCCCGCACCGAACAGCATGAGCTTCTCGCGTCCGCGCATCGTCGACCCGAACTTCAAGACCGGCGCTGCACCGCAAGGACTCGAGAAGGCCGAGCTGACCTCCGTCAAGTTCGACGTCAAGGTCGACACGCTGACGCTCGAGACGGTCGGCGGCTACCTCAACGTCAGCCAGCAGCTGATGAGCCTGCACCCGACCGCGTGGAACATCATCATCGGCCAGCTCCAGAAGCGTGTCGCCTACCAAGGCGAGAAGGCAGCGATCACCGAGCTCTCGTTGACCACGGCTCACGTGCCGCTGGCCGCAGGAGCCGACGCGGCGACCGTGCTCGCCGCGCTCTTCGATGGTGCGGCGCTCGTCTACCAGAACACGAACGAGCTCCCGACGTGGATCGCCTACGGGCCGCTCGGCTGGGCGATGCTCGGCTCGCTCACCGACCTCGCAGGCCGTCCGCTGTTCCCGTTCCTCGGAGCGTCGAACGCGATGGGCTCGGCGTCACTCGGCAACTTCAATCTCGGGCCGCTGGGGCTCCAGCAGATCGTCACGCCGGGGATCACGACGACCGACATCTTCATCGGCAACGGCTCCGCCTTCGAGGCCTACGTCTACAGCTTCCCGATTCTCGAAGCGATCGAGCCCGCGTTGCTCGGCCGCCAGGTCGCTGTCGCAGAGGCGATGGCGTTCTACCGGCCGACGACGAAGGAGGCCGGTACGCCGCCCCCGCCTGCCGCAGAGCAGAACGGCGCGGTCCGCATCGGGCCGTGAGAGCTGAGGACATGGAGGTCGGGCCGACTGCAACCGGCCCGACCTCCTGGTCCCGACGAGAGAGGATCGATTCATGAGCGACACAGCAATCCGACTTGCCCGACTGAGCGAGGCCGTCCACTCGGCCAGCTACCCGCCGAGTGTTCTCGGTGGAGGCGGCGGCGGAGGTCAGCAGCCGTCGACACCGTCGATCACGACAATCACGCAGACGCCGGGTGCAACATCGGGCCACGGGATCTTGGAGTACGCGACACCGTTCGTCCCTTCGACGGCGGGCGGTGCGTTCAACGTGTTCTTCGACATGACAGCGCAAGCGTTGCAAGACAACATCAACGGCAACGCTTCCTTCTTCGGCAACGGGATCGCAGTGACCGTGACAGGCGGTCCGATGCCGGGCACGTTCACGATCACTCACGACGCCCGTTCCGTGTTCACGATCACCGACGAGGAAGGCACGCTCGACGGCGGGGCCATCATGACAATCAACTACGTCGAAGTGGGCGAGTACCCTGAGGGCCCGGCGACCGGAGCGTTGGCCGGATACCCCGGCGTGTGGACGCCGTACGGTGCGACCGCTCCCGCGACCGTGACTGACCTGCAAGCCGGGATACCGGAAACCGTGGTCGCCTCGCCCCTGACGACATGGCAGGTCTACGAGTTCGTAATCACCGCCGACGCCTTGCACGCGAACTGGGACGGCGCAGCGTGGATCCTGGCCCCAACGCTGCGCGAATGGCTCGAGACGCAGAACATCCCGACTGTCCAGGCGTGGGTCGACGATCACGCCGACTGGGCGGACGAAGTGCTCGCCGCAGAACGGGCGCGGGGCGGCGGCGCTCGACGGACGCTGATCGACTGGCTCGAAGGCTTCATCGCCCACCGCGACGAAGAGCCCAACGAAGAGCCCGAGGCCGACGACTCCATCGCCCACCGCGACGAAGAGCCGGAGCCGGAGGTCTGATGTCCTACGCCACGGTCGCGCAGCTCGCAGAGGCGTTGGAGATTCGGGTCACGCCAGAGAACACGCCGCTGCTCCAAGACTGTCTCGACGCGGCGACGACCGAGATCGATCACTTTCTCGTGGACTCGTGCATCGTCAACCCGCCGCGGGCGATCCTCGAGCGAACGAACGTCAACAGGGCAGTGGAGTGGTACAAGGCACCGGCCGCCTACAACGGAGGCGTCGGGTTCGCTGACACCGGAGTTCTGAGCGCCCCCGCGTCAGGCTTCGAGCGCCACGCCGCTGCCCTGTTGCCGCTCAAGACTGCGTGGGGCATCGCGTGAGACTCGACGAAGCTCGCGAGAAGCTCGGCGCAGTGCTGGCCCCCATCGAGTCGGACGACCCGACCGTACTCACCAACCTCGTCGACTCGATCGAACCGCCCGCGCTGATGATCGGCTGGGACAACCCTTGGATGGAGCCCGACACGTCGTGCCTGTCCGTGGCGCGCATCGCGATCACGGCCGTGTCAGGGCGGATGCATCCCGGCGCTGGCATCGAGTCTCTCGAGCGGCTCGTCACCTACACGCTGCAACGCCTGCGCGACGGCGGCCCGCAGCAGTGGCCGCTGATCTCGGTCGGCGGCCCCCGAGTGTTCACCATCGCCAAGACCAACTACCTCGCCGCCCGCATCTCGGTGCGAGTCCGAGTCACCTAAAGGGAGCAACCCATGCCAGACCTCCAACCGCTGATCCTGGTCGACCCGGTTCTGACCATCGACGGCGTCGACCTCAAGTGCCTCATGTCCCACATCGAGCTCACGCCCGACGTGACCGTCATCGAGATCACGACGAGCTGCGGCGTGCGCGAGTACCCGGGCACCGTCAAGTGGACTCTCAACGCGACGCTCTACCACTCGCACGATCCGGACGGCACGAACGAAGTGCTGACGGCCGCCGTCGAAGGTGGTGTCCCCGTTCCGTTCACCGTCACGCCGTCGAGTGCCGTCGTCTCCGCGACCAACCCGCAGTACACGGGCGAGCTGATCCCTCAGCCGTTCACACCGATCTCCGGCGACGTGGGCGCAGCCAGCGAGCTCGACCTCGAATGGTCCATTCAAGGTTGGGGCAACACGCCGACGATGACGATCGTTCCGGTCGTCGCGCTCGCTGCCACTGCCAAGACGAAGGAACCGGCGAACGCCTGATGCCGAAGGGCAGTCACATCGAGTTCTTCGGCGGCGACCGTGCCATCGCGGACATCGAGCGCTGGGCCAAGGAGGTCGGCCCGCTCATCGCCAAGGACCGCGACCTCGCCGGGCAGCTCCGCTCCGAGGTCGCCGGTGACGTTCCGTACGTGACCGGCCTCCTGTCGTCGACCGTCTCCGAGTTCGACGAGGACAGCGGTTGGTCGGTCGGCTACGACGGCGGCGCGGACTACGACGGCTGGATCGAGTTCGGAGGTTCGAGAGGTCGAGCGCTCGTGCCGGAAGGCCGCTGGCTCTATCCGATCGCAGCCACGTACGAGGAGGAGTTCGTGGCATCCGCCACCGACATCGCACAGGACCTAGTAGGAGACTTCGCATGGTCGACACCCTCAGCATGAACGGCGAGACGGAGGCAACGACTGATAGCCGACTATCAGCTCGCGAGCTGCCCGAGAACGTCACACTCAACAAGGCCGAGCTGCAAGCGTTCCCATCGCCGGGCACACAGCGCGCACTCAAGGCCGAGACGGGCAAGGACTATCTCGCGATGGTCGGGCCCGACGCCGACTCAGCGGACCGCACGCAGACCCAGGTCTGGACGAAGCTCCGCAAGTCGATCCCCGGCCTCAAGTGGTCCGAGTGCGAAGAGGTCGGACTGCTCATCGACGACACGGAGGGAATGGTCACAAACCCTCCCGCACTCGCGAGCTTCGCGCCCTCGCCGCCTTCTGCCGATTCTGGAGAATGACCCCGGCCGAGGTCTACGAGCTGGACGACGACGAGTACCGCAGCTTCGCGAGCTACATGCGAGAAGAGATCAAGGCCCGAGAACGAGCCGCCAAACGAAAGAGCTGACCTATGGCCTCGGGCCCGACGATCATCGCGAAGTTCATCGCTGACACATCGAAGATGGAGTCTGACGTCGCGAGCGCCGGGTCGAAGATGGAGTCGACCTTCGGCAGCTCGGCCAAGAAGCTCGGCCTCGCACTCGGCGGAGCGTTCGTCGCCAAGGAGGTCTTCGAGTTCGGCAAGGCGAGCGTCGAGGCCGCGGCCGCCGATGCCGAGGCGCAGCAGAAGCTCGCCAACACGCTCAAGAACGTGACCGGCGCGACCGACGATCAGGTCGCCTCGAACGAGAAGTTCCTCGGCTCGCTCTCGAAGGCGACGGCCATCGCGGACGACGATCTCCGCCCGGCGATGGACTCACTCGTGCGCGGGTTCGGTGACACCGAGGACGCGCAGAAGGCGCTCGCTCTCGCGACCGACATCTCCGCGGGCACCGGCAAGGATCTGCAATCGGTCAGCGAAGCGCTGATGAAGGCGGCCAACGGGCAAACGGCCGGGCTCCGCAAGCTGGGCATCGAGACGAAGAACGCGGACGGCTCCGCCAAGTCGCTCGACGAGATCATGGGCGATCTCTCCAAGACCTTCAAAGGTCAGGCCGCCGACTCTGCGAAGTCGACCGCCGGTCAGATGCGCGCAGCAGAGATCGCAATGGGCGAGTTCCAAGAAACGATCGGCACCAAGGTCATGCCGATCATCGCCAAGCTCGCGATCATCTTCACCGAGACTCTGCTGCCCGCACTCGAGAAGACCTTCGGCTGGCTCGTCGACCACAAGGACCTCGTCCTCGCTGCACTCATCGCGATCGGCGTCGTGCTCGTGCCCATGTTCCTCTCATGGGCAGCCGGTGCGCTCGCCGCGGCGGCGGCAACAATCATCGCCTTCGCTCCGTTCATCGGGATCGGTGCCGTCATCGCTGGCGTCGCGTTTCTCATCATCCACAACTGGGACACGATCAAGGCGGCCGCTCAAACCGTGTGGGATCTCATCATGAGCGTGTTCCACTGGGTCGCTGACAACTGGCCTCTGCTACTCACGATCCTCACCGGCCCATTCGGTGCGGCCGTGTGGATCATCAAAGAGCACTGGGACAAGATCAAAGGCGCGGCGCTCGCCGTGTGGAACTGGCTCACCGGCACCTGGCAGACGATCACCGACTGGATCACCGGCCCGATCGAAGCAGCGGTCGGGATCGTCACGACCGCGTGGGACACGATCACGGGCGCACCGAAGAAGGCCTACGACTGGCTCAACTCGACGTGGCAGGGGATCTCCGCGATCATCACCAAGCCGATCACTCTCGCCAAGGGCATCATCGTCACGCTCTGGCACAGCATCGAGGACGCAGCGACCGGGGCCTACAACTGGATCAAAGGCAAGTTCGACGCGATCGCCGGAGCCATCGAAGCGGTCCTCGGAGGGATCAAGACGGCGGTCGGCAAGATCGTCTCCGCGATCACGGACCCGATCAACGCCGTAATCCGTGGATGGAACAACCTGTCATTCACGCTGCCGACGATCCGCATCGGCAAGGTGGAGGTCCTCGGCAAGACGATCTTCCCCGGCGTCACGCTCGGCGGTCAGACGTTCTCGACGCCGAACATCCCCGAGCTCGCAGGCGGCGGCGTGCTCACTGCGCCCACTCTGTTCATCGGTGGCGAAGCAGGACGCGAGATCGTGTCACCCGAGGCACTGCTGCGACAGATCGTCCGCGAAGAAGGCGGAGGCAACTACACGCTGAACATCTACCCACGCCAAGTCGACGTGGCCGACATGGCCTACGGGTTCCGCCGCCTCGAGCTGCTGGCCGGTGTCGCATGAGCGATCCCTGGGAGCCCATCGATGACGGCTGCGAGACGCACGAATGGCGCAGCGCGTCCGGCGACACGATCCGCTTCGTGACGCGCACCGGAGCGACGGCGCGGATGATGCCACCCGTCTCGCTCACGACGATCCGTGTACCGCAAGCGCACGGCGGCCGCTTCCGCGGAGCACGCCACGACGAACGCCTGCTCGTGCTGCCGATCGTGTTCCCCGGTCCACAGACCACCGGCCGGGAGGAGCTGCGCCGCTGGGCTCGAGCGCTCGACCCGGCTCGCGGCGAAGGCACCATCACCGTCGTCGAAGGCCCCTACGCCGGGCGCGTCCTCGTCTGCGCCTACGAGGCCGGGCTCTCCGAGATGGCGGAGGACAACGGCCAACCGCTCGAAGTCGGCAACCTCGCGTTCCGCGCCGCGGAGCCCTACTGGCTCGACGGCTCCGAACAAGAGGTCATCGCCTCGCTGGGCGATGAGCAGAACCTGTGGTTCCCGTTCGCCGGTACGTGGGCCGCACAGCCGTTGGTCCTCGGCGCGTCGGAGGTCTTCGCCACCACCGTCATCGACAACCCCGGCGACGTCGACGCGTGGCCGGTCATCACCGTCACCGGGCCCGGCGACTCGCTCGTCATCCGCAACGACACGACAGAGCTCGAGATGGAGATCACCGGGTCGATCGCGCTGGGCGAGGTCCTGCTGATCGACACACGGCCCGGGCACAAGACCGTCACGCTCGACGGCGTCAACGCGTTCAGCCGACTGACCGACGAGTCGGTCCTCTGGCCGCTGATCCCCGGGCCGAACCGAGTGTCCATCGGCTACGGCGCGGTGACGGTCGCCAGCACGGTCAAGTTCACCTGGCGCGCTCGGTGGCTCGCAGCATGAGCGGAACCTGGACCCTCTTCGTCACCGATGCGCTCGGCGTGCGGCAGGCGCAGATAGACACCTATCAGAAGTGCGAGCTGTACGCCCGAGCGAACGCCGTCTCGACGTGGGCGCTTGACCTGCCGTCCAACACGGAAGCCGGTCGGTTCTTCATCGCCACCACCACGGCCCGTCTAGAGGTCCGTCTCGACGAGACGATCTGGCGCTCTGGACCAATGACGAGTTTGAAACGGACCGTCGACATGGACGGCGACATGCTCGAGCTCGCCGGAGTCGACGACGCCGTCTGGCTCGCTCGCCGTCTCGCGCATCCGCAGCCGGGCTCCGCCGCGCCGCCCTACTCGACGACCGCCTACGACATCCACACCGGCAGCCTGACGACGGTCCTGCGCGACCTCGTCAACGTCAACGCCGGGCCGGGCGCGACGCCCATCCGCCAAGTGCCCGGCCTCGTCGTGCCGACCGTCGTCGCCGCCGGACCGACCGTCACCGTCAATGCTCGGTGGCAGAACCTGCTCACGCTGATGGCCGACAACGCCCGCGCTGGCGGCGTGGTCTTCGACGTCGTCAACCTCACCTTCCACGCAGTGATCCCGGTCGATCACGGCGTGATCTTCTCCGAAGGACTCGAGACGCTCGGCGCGTGGCGCTCCACGCTGCCCGCACCGTCAGCCAACACGGCATTCGTAGCGGGCGGCGGCGAGGGCACTGCACGGATCATTCGCGAGGCGCAAGACGCAGCGAGCGTCACGGCGTGGGGCCGCGTCGAGACGTTCGTCGACCGGCGCGACACGACCGACATCGCGCAGCTCGATCAGGCCGCAGCCGAAGCGCTCGCTCTCGGTGTCACGCCGACGACGGTCGTCTTCACGCCACTCGACACACCGGCTCAGAGCTTCGGCACTGACTGGGTGCTGGGCGACACCGTCACCGTGCGCGCCGGGGATCTGACGATCGTGGATCAGATTCGAGAGGTCCACGTACTGCTCGACGGGTTCGTGCCGACGATCACGCCGTCAGTCGGTGCGCCGTCCGGCGACCTCGGCCTGTTCCGATCTCTCGCAGGGCTCGACCGTCGAGTTCGACAACTTGAAAGGGTATGAACCATGGCCCTCCTGAACGTCTGGCCGACCGACGCCCCATCAGTCGGCGCGGTCACGAGCGAAGCACGCTGGCGGGCGATGGCTCGCACGTGGGCGATCTCCGGCGTCGTGCCGGGCATCGGCCTCGAGATGGAGCCGACGCTGGCGGCTGGCACGATCACGGTCAAGGCCGGGGCGTGCTGGGTCGACGGCCACTACTGCGAGCTCACCACCAACCAGAACTTGACCGCCACCGTCACGGGTCTGATCGTCGTGCGATTCGATCCGGTCGCCAACACCGCAGAGCTGCTCTACCGCGACGGCGTGACGACACCGACGCAGACACTGACCGGCGTCTACGAACTCGTGCTCGGCCGCATCGGCACGAGCGTTCTCGTCGACCTTCGGTCATTCATCTCGACGGGCGCTGGGGCCTATTGCACCGTGGGCTGCACCGCCGACTACGCGATCCCCGGCCCCGGCCCCGACACTGTGGTGCCGTTCGACGGTCCAGGCACACGCGACATTTCCGGGGATCTGATCCGCGCCGTGACCGCGGGCGGCGGGATTCACGTCGTGCGCGGCGGACTGTTCCTCGTCAGCTGCCAGCTCGACATCACGGTCGGAAACGGCGTCGACGTGAACATCGGCCCTGCCCTCTACCGCGGCGGCGTGGCCGTCATCAGCTTCGGAACGAACATCAAGCCGGTCGGCACCGGCCTCACTTCGATCCGATGCCGTCAAACGCCGGGCTCGATCGTGTCATGCCACGCTGGCGACGAGATCAAGATCCTCGCATCGAAACCGGCTGGCACGAACGGGACCGTGCACGCGTACCCGTACAGCCACATGGACGTGAGCCGCGTGGGCAGCCAGAGCGCCGACGTCGTGGCCTCGTAGGGATACGGTTCCCCGCCATGGCCGAACCAACGCAAGTGCGCGACCTGCTGCCCGAGGATGCCTACGACGGAGACGACCCGTTTGATATTCGTCTATCAGTCGCAGAGCGCT